ATGAATATTCAACTTCAAGGCCACATCGTCGGCGTTAAAAAATTCAACGGACAAATCGAAGGCAAGAACTTCGACTATTGCCGGCTGATTGTCGCCACACCCTTAGACAGCTCTCAAGGCAACGCACTGGGCAGCTCTACCACAGAATACGATTTTGGCGGCTCTGCCAATTTCGAGCAGTTCCGAAACGCCCAATTTCCTATCGAAGCAAACCTCAACGTAGAAATCGTTACTACAGGCAAAACCCAAAAACTGAAAGTCATCGGTTTTCAACCCGTTAAGAAAGGCTGATTGAATGCAGAAAGTCTATGTTGTCCAGTCCGTATCAACAGGGGACTTTCTGTACCTTTCTCCTGAAACGGGTGACATCGGACATACCAAATTAATCACCAATGCCGATTATTTTTACGACTTCGAAGAAGCGATTAACGCAGGTTTGGAAGAAATCGGTAATCAATATGAATTTGTCGTATTCGGATTTTTGAAAGACTGATTTTCAGCGTTCGGCGGTCGCTGGAAAAAAACATCATTATTTCCGCCAAACACTTTTAAAAGGAAAAACATCATGAAATTGATGAACACTTGCCGTAAATACGGCGCAAAACTGGCCGTTGTTGCCGCTGCTCCTCTGGCTTTTGCTAATCAAGCATTGGCAGATACAAACTTGCTCGATACCGCCTCTACAGAAATTGGCGCTCTCAAAACAGGTATTGTCGCATTCGGCGTTGTTGTTGTAGGCATTGCGATTGCTATCGTGTCAATTGGTCTGGTTAAACGTGTGATTAATAAAGCATAAGGTTTGATATGGGATATCGAGTAGGCCAAATCTGTTATGGAACGCAGATAGAAGCTCAAAATCATGTGATGTCCCAAGTCATACCGACAATCGATAAAGACGGGGTGTTAAATCACCCTGTTTTTATTGGTTCGGCATGGGAATATCACGGAAATCAAGTAAAACTCAACTTTCCTCAGTGCAATAATCAAGATTTTTATGATCAGGGCAGAGAGTTGGGACAGTCTATGCTACTTGCTTTTATAGGTTTATTTATTGTCGTAGTTTGCTTAAAAGTCGTAAAACTGGCCAATATGCAAAATGACGAATAAAAGGGAAAAGGAAAAATGAATGATACCAGAAGTTTATTTTATTCTCGGCGTTTCGCCCTACGCAGTCGCCTGCTTGTGCTTGTATGTTTTGGCGCGCAGGTTTTAAATCCGTTAACAGCGTTTGCAGAGGTCGGCCTTCCTCCGCCGGCACAACATCAAAACGCAGGCTTCCCATCCGATCAAGCATTGCAACGTCGTGGATACGATCCAAAAACAGGCATTTGGAAGGTTGATGTACAAAACAACGGCAAACCAACAGTAACTAAAAATGGCGGAAATATTAATGGTAGCCAAGGCAAAAATGTAACAGTTACAGGCCGATATGGCGAAACTGGCACGATGAATACAACTGTTAATCAAAGAGTCGGCACGAGTGCGATTCAAAAAACTGCTACGGGTGTATGGTTTGGCTCATCAGCTGCAAATGCGTTAAGTAAAAACGGTTCATATGTAGCAACACAGTTAAGAGCTGGTAATTATCAGTCAGCATTTGAGGGTTCAGTTCTTGCTTTAGGAGATTTCGGAAATAATTTATTCGGAGGATTGCCCGAATCAATCGTAAATTTAGGGCGTTCTTTAGGTTTAGTAAATAATCCATCACCTCAACAATTTAGAGAAGCTGCAGAAAGATTTTATGCTGGACAACGACAAGCAGAAGCCGAAGGCAAAGAAGAACAGAAGAAAGACGAAGAAGCAAAAAAGAAAGGATTATTGAAATATCAATTAATAGTAGAAGTCGATGGGTCATATCAAAACTATGTTTTTTATGCTCCAGATGGTTATAGATTGAGTGGTTCTGATGATAATACTTTAGACCATGCGCCTTCTTATTTGGGAAAATTTGTTTCATCCTACAATATTGATATAGGTAAATCCGCCTCACCTTCACAAATTAAAGTAAGCACACCGTCTGATAAGCATGTTTTTGTTAGATGGAACTCATACAAAGAAGGTACAGTTCCCAAGTCAGAAGAAAAGAAAATTGCACAAAATCAAAGCCAAGTAAAACCTGAAGATTTCATGCTGACACAAAAAGAAATTTTAGACATTCTTAAACGTATGCTTGAGAACAATCAGACAAATCATGCCGAGCTGATGAACCAATTGGCAAAAATGGGCGTTATGAATCAATCTTCCGAGTCAAGCACATTTAGCCCTGATACCGCACTTAGTGCGCCGTACACACCTGAAGGCAGCAGCACACCTCAACAGACAAGATTCAAAATGAATCAAGACGGCACTGTAGGCGTTGATTATGTGCCACGTTCAGATTTAAAGCCAAACAGTCCAGAAGCACCGAATAAGCCCGAAAAGACAACACCGAGCAGACAGGAGAGTCCGGACACGCCAAACGCACCAAATAGCCCTAATTCTCCCAATACACCAAATGAGCCGAACAGTCCGAATAGTCCTAACAATCAACAAACGCCAAGACAGCAAGAAAATGGCCTTTGTTCGCTGTTTCCGAACATCGCAGCGTGTGCAGATATGGGCAATGCAGAAGAAAAAGATCTAAACATTCCGCAAAACGATCAAGATATAGGCACTCTGAAACCGTTGGAACACTTTCAGACGGACGGTGTTTGTCCAAAGCCACAATCATTTGATTTTGGATTGTTTGGCCGATTTGAAATGGGTTATGACACAATTTGCGACATTGCCCGAAAAATCAGGCCAATTTTGATTTTAATATGCATGATAAGTTGTAGCTGGGCTGCATGGTCGGCAGTCAAGGAGTTGTAACATGTGGAGCAAATTATTAACTGCCGTATTGACAACCGTAGCAGGAAAAATCATGGCCGCGTTTGGTCTGTCGTTTGTAACTTATGTAGGGGCAAACGAACTGCAACAACAGTTATTAAGCTATGTAACAAATCAAATAGGCGGTATATCTGATGATGCCTTACAAATACTTTATATAACAGGCATGGGAGTGTGTCTTAATTGGATATTTGGCACTTTCGCATTTATTGCATCGCTTAAATCGTTTGCCAAACTCTCGGCAGTTATGTCAAAAAAATAAAACAGATAATTAAAAAGGAGATAAAAATGTTGTATCTGATAACAGGCGTACCCGGTTCGGGCAAAACATTAAAAATGATCTCGGACTTGATGACAAGAGACGATTTAAAAAACCGTCCGCTTTATCTTGATGGAATTCCCGAAGTTGACGGCCAAATCATCCCCAATCTGCCGATCCCTGAAGGCGAAACCATGCAGACGTGGCACAAATGGGCACCTACTGGCGCGATCCTCGTGATTGATGAGTGTCAACGCGTATTCCGTCCACGCCCAAGCGGTTCAAAAGTCCCCGATTATGTCGCCGAACTTGAAACACACCGACATAAAGGCATAGACATTTTTTTATTGACACAACACCCACGGCTTATAGATGCCAACGTCAGAAGCCTGATAGGTCATCATTGCCATATCGGCAAAACCAGCCTAGGCGTTAGGCGTATGGTCGAATGGGAAAGATGCGCCAACCCCGAAGCAAACGGCGATATAGCAAACGGCGTCAAAAGCGTTTATAAACTCGATAAAAAAGCATTTGGCGTTTACAAATCGGCCGAAGAACACACAAAAATTAAAACCAAACGAAGCAAAGTGATATTTATTTTGCCTTTGGTTCTTATAGTAATTATATTCAGTATGTTTATTGCTTATGGCAGTTATAAAGACATATCAAAACCGATAGAGGTCAAAAAAACAACCGAAACAGACATCAACCAAACCGCACAAAAAACACAAACGGCAGAACCCCAAATTGAACAAAGCGGCCAATATCCCCAACAAGAGCCGAAAACAACCGAAAAAGAGGAAGAAAAGCCCTATATCACACAGCAAGACTACGAACCAAGAATAGCAGAGCGTCCCGAAACCGCCCCGATCTACGACAGCATGAACAAAGCCTTTAAAGCCATGCCGTGGCCGTCTGCCTGCATCAAATCCGAAAAAGGCTGTAACTGCTATACCGATCAAGGCACAAAAATAAAAGAGATCAGCAAAAAAACCTGTGTCCAATATGTAAATGACGGCCTACCCTTTAACCCCTACAAGGCAAAACAGCCTGAAACGGCGGCAACGGAAGAACCAAAGGCACAGTCCGAAACGCCGCAAGTCTTGACAATGGGAGGAAAGAGTCCGCAGAATTTGATGTATGACGGTTACAATGATAATGCCATGTCAAATCAAGGCGGAAAGGTTAATTAGGGAAAATGAATGCTTTAGAATTTATAGTTTCCTGTTTAGTTGTTTACGCAATAATATATATTCATAAAAAATATGGTACAGCTTATTTAAAAATGTTGATTAAAGAATTTGGCATTTTCATTTTTGGATTGTTAATAATATTTATAATCCTATGTCTTTTAGGAATTCTGTTAAATTTTTAAAAAATTCCACTCACTTAAACACAAGTCAGGGGGAGGATGTCCAGAAAGATTTGTAAAGACAGTTTTATCGTCTTTATAAATCTTTTTGGATACCCCTTGACGCTAGCCAACCCAAAAACCGTGATGGGGGGGGGGGGGGGGTGTGTTTTCCCCCCCCCCCCCTGCCACGTGGCGAACGTCGCCGAAGGCAAGCACACGATAAGCTTCAAGCCGTGAATGGGCAAAACAGCCTATTGACGGCTTGATGTTTGACGAAACAGAGAGCAAAGCCCATGACTGCGAAAGTACGGCAAAGGCATAAAGCCTGAAACAAAGATAGACAGCATGGGCTTTTGTACATCTAAAGTTTGGACACTATCAAGGGATAAAAAGCCCGTATTAATAAGGTAAAACAATGTACTTAGGAATAGACGTATCAAAGAAGACTATAGACTGCTGTCTGATAAAAGAAGACAGCAAAAGGCAGAAACAATTTAAGAATGAACAAGGAGGATTTGAAAAACTTAAGCAGTGGTTAGATGACAATCACGCAACATCAGAGCTTAAATGCTGTTGTGAAGCAACAGGGACATATTACAAACAACTGGCTTTATATCTCAAAAACTATCACAAAATCAGCGTAGAGAACCCAAGAAAAATAAAAGGCTACGCCATATCAGAACTGCAAAGAGCCAAAACAGACAAACAAGATGCAAAACTGATAGCCATGTATTGCCAAGAAAAAAGCCACAGATTGAGAGAATGGCAACCGCCCGAAAAAGATCAGCAGGAACTTGAAGAACTCACAAAATATTTAGACTATCTCACAAGACAAAGAGCAACCGAAAAAAACAAACTCCACGAATCACCCGACTATATAACAGCACATATTAAAACAACCATAGACAACCTGACAGCACAAATTAAAGCCGTAAAGCAACAGATCAAACAATTCTACAAACAACATCCCGAATATGGCCAAAACCGAAAACGCCTGATGACAATAACAGGCATAGGAGAAACCGCCGCTTCTGTTTTGCTCTCAACCTATAAAAAACACGAATTTAAAACATCAAAGCAATTTGTAGCCTTTATCGGCTTAGATCCCAAACAACACGAATCAGGGACAAGCATAAAAGGCAAAAGCCGAATATCCAAAATAGGCAAGGCCGACACAAGAAAAGCACTTTTTATGCCGGCATTGGTAGCCTATAGAAGCAACGCATTCCCCATCCTCATCAACCGTCTGAAGTCAAAAAACAAACCTCTAAAAGTGATACTGGTAGCACTAATGCGCAAACTAGCGGTAATAGCGTTTACTCTGTTGAAGATTGGCCAAGATTTCCAAGTGGAAAGATATAAATAA